TCAACGAAACTTACGATGTTTTTACCGTAACTGCTTTTGACCCTAAGCTATATGGAAGCCGTAACATGCAGCATTATGAATTATCATGTAAGTAGGTGATTAAATGCAGTTTAACGGAGAATTTAAGATAAAGGCTACAGACATCCTTATGAAGGAAAGAGGCTTACAAGATATGGGACCGGTGCAGAAATATGTTGATAATGAATGCATTAATAAAATGATTCCTTATACGCCAATGTTAAGCGGTTTTCTTTCGAATGACGCGCCAAGGTTTGGCACCGCAATCGGTAGTGGAGTAATCGAATACGCTTCGCCTTATGCAAGATATCAGTATTACGGAAAGCTTATG